TAAAGAAGTACATGGAATAGGTCGCGGTCCTGGTGAAAAAGGCGAGAAAGGTGATGCTGGTAGACAAGGTATTCAAGGTTCAATGGGGTTACCTGGAATAATTCCTGGTTTAGGACCAGCAATAATAAATGTTTTGAAAGGAGTCTCGTCTGCTGCATTTACCGGTGCAGCTATTGGAAGTATTCCATTTGCTATCGATGCTTTAACTCGTCAATATCAAACATTAGATATGACTGTCAAAAATCTCAGTAATATGTTCAAACCTTGGCAACCTCCTAGTACAGATGTTGGACCAAGACAATGGGGATGGGGACCTGAAGATCCAAAAAATATTAAACCAATTCCAGATTGGAATGGATCAAGTAATATCTATACGGGACCTGGATCAGTATTCAATAAGCTTCCCGAATGGCTTAATCCAAAAGGTACATCTGGTCCTGGTGCTCCAAAATCAAATATGGGTCCAATGCCTGCCCCTCAGAGCGGTGGTGGACGAGCCGGTATGGGAGCTATCGGTGGTGGTTTTATAGCTGGTGCTGCTAGAATGTTCGGTTATGGTGGCCCATCATCACAACCATCACTTAATCCATATGGTAGTTCTGGATCTCCTGGATATGGAGCCGACTTCAGTGGTCGAGCTAGAGGTTTAAGTTCTTCGACAGTTGCGCCTCCTCCAACGGACAATTATTATGGTCCTGGATATATTCCAAAACATCAAACAATGGGAGTAAGAGACCTACTTGATTCAATGCGTGCTATTACAATGGGTACACAATCGAGTGGAGGTAATGGAACAAGTGGAGGTAACCCAACCGGATCCGGAAGTAGTAGTGGTGGCGGTGGCGGTTTAATGGGAATGCTTGGAGGCGGTGGTGGCGGTTTAATGGGAACACTTGGTAATCTTCTAAAAGGAAGTGGTGGTGGTCTTGGAGGTAATATTGGAAGTGTTCTATCTGGAGCTATTAGCGGACGTAGTGGCGGTGGTAGAGGAAGTAGTGGTGGTAGAGGAAGTAGTGGTGTTAGTGCTGGAACTGGACCAAATAACTCAAATCCAACAGCTTCAGGAACTCCTCCAAGTGATGTAACTGGTGGAGAGTATTTCGGCGTTGGTCAGTATAATTTTATGGGAAGTGCCGCAGCCCGAAATATGGGATTTGGAGATGTTACAGAAAATGGTCCTAATGCAAGGATATCATTTGCAACTGGATTACCAAAAGGTTTCCCACAAACAATTACAGCTAATAAGTATGCTGGACCTGACTTTGTTGGATTCTTACAAGACCTACATAAAGCTGGAGCACCATTTGATCAATATAGTGGTGTCTATAACTCAACAGGCCATATAGCTCATAGTCAACATTATTTTGGTAATGCACTTGATATGGAAACAGGACTTGGTAGTGGTCCACTTAATAGTCCAGCTTTATATCGATGGGCACAAGCTCATCCAAAAGAATTTAGAGAAATCGAAGCAAAACATCATCTACGAAATTTAGATAGATCAGAAGGTGCTGGAATGAGTGATTGGGGTCATTTTGAATGGACACCAACACGTCGAGCTACTGATGCTGAAAAAGAAGCAGCTAGAAAAGGTAGTACCGATGCACATCCAACACAAAATGCTACTCAACCTGCGGGAAGTGCAGCAGCATCAGCACCACCGCCTCCACAAGGATATGGATTTGCAGATGATATTCCTGATGAAATGCGACAGCATGTTCAAGGAGGAACCTTCAGTATTGGAGAAGGAAGAAAACCCGGAGACGTAATTGGTGGTCTCGCAGGATGGGCAGGAGGTAATCGTCTTATTCCATTAGATAATGCTCTTAAGGGAGCTTTGACTAATGAACATTATCAGGAATGGAGAAATACAGGTAACTTAGATCCAGGAAAATTAACACCAGCTGAATACAATAAACTATCTCCTGATTTTAAGAAACTACTTGTTCCACGTGCTCCAGCACAATCAGCACCACAAGAAGGCGCAAAGGCTGGTCAAGCAACAACAGCACCACAAGCTGGTGGTCAAGCTGGTCAAGCAACAACAAAAGTACAAAGTTGGAGTGCAGGACCAAGAGGAACAAAAACTTGGGGACGTAATCAAGGAAAAGCATTAATTGGCGAAAGAAATGAAGCTCAATCTGAAGTTCTAAAGAAAGAACGCGCCGATCTGATGAATGAATATAACAGTATGACAGCTGAACAAAAATTACATGTTAAGACTGTTATGTATGCTGAAAATGATAAAGATCCAGCTGCGGTATTTGAAGCTACATTAAATCGTGTTGCATATGCAAAAGCAAATCCAAATAGTCCATATGCAAGAAATCGAACAACTCTATGGGGTGAAATTAATTCACGATTCTTTGGTTCAAAATATAAGTATCCAAGGATCAAAGCAGGACTACAACAAAGTCCAAAAGAACTAGATCGTATTGAAAGAGATATACAATATGTTGGAGGTGGTTCAAATCGACTTAGTGGTCTTGGTGACCAAGGTGGTCCAGGTGGTGCCGGAAAGCCTGATGATCCTAACTATTATAGAGCCGAAGCATTTGGTCGAACTGGAGACGAAGGTTATGGTCCTTGGCCACCTGAAGGACAAGGTGTGGCGTTCCGTGCTGAACAACAAAGAAGAGTTGCAGCAGGTGAAGCAGTTTCACAAACTGGACCAGGAGCCGAACCTGGAACTCCTGCACCTGAAGCTCCACGATTAGTTGATTCACCAACTCCTGATTATGCTGGTATTCTTCGAGCACGTGATCAAGAAGAACGTTGGAGAAAGGCTCCTCGTTCTGCACCGGTTCAAGGTTTTGGTGGAGGACCCGTTCCTGATTGGAGAGAACGAGCAGCTGCCGCAGCTAAGCCACAAGGTGGTGCAAAGGCTGGTCAACATGATACTCCTCCACAATCACATGTTGACGTTGGTCCAGCTAAATCCGTTAAAGTAACTGATCATATTTCAAATCGAAAATTCTCATCTAAAACAATTCCTGGTGCTAGTACACCATTAGGACAAAAATTCACTGTTCAAGGTGGAACCAAAGCAGGACAAGAAGCAGCTAAGCCACAAGATGGAACAAAAGCAGGAACATCAAAAGGTCGAAGGATGTGGGCTGGGGCTCGACCTGAAACAGGATTTTCAGGAACAGCAACAAGCGGATCAAGTGGTGGAAGTGAAATATCTACTCAAGCTGGAGATCATGTCATTAAACAAAGCCAATATACACCACCACAAAGTTACTTAAGCAGAATATGGAATGCTATTAAACCAAATCCAAATGTAGCTGAAGGATTAGCTCCACCAAAACAAGCTGTACCATCGACTACAGATAAAGCAATTGCAGGAGGTAATCGTATTGCATCACGTGCTGATGCTGGTCCAACTGGTCCTGGATCTGTCTCAACAAAGAAAAGCGAACCACAAATAACTGGACCTGGAGCACCACGTCCAAAAACATCTAAAGAAATGACTCATGAACGATTTGGTAAGCGAGCCCAAGCAATTGCTGATCGAAAGGCATTACACGCAGCTGAACATGTTGAGAGTGGTGATCGAGTTAAAGCACCAAGGTTTACAGCACAACCAACTCCAAAGGGTGGTGGAGCTTCATTACCAAAAGCACAACATGAAACAAGAGGAACGACGCAAGGAAGTCCTCCACAAAGTAAATTACCGGGTGGTGGTGATGGTAATTCAGCCGTAGGTCCAACTACGAACAATGCCGATCAAGACAGTGGTGGTGCTGGAGACATGGGTACAGGTGATACCCATGATGCAGACGGTATCGGATTGTGTTCAGTTTGATCTAGCAGTTACAACAGCGCCGATGACGGCTAGGACGACAACCACAATCACAGTCGCAACGGGGACGAGAACCACAAGTACATCTATAAGCATTGTCGTAAGCATCGGCATTATTCCATCCACGATGAAACTCTCGACCTTCAATTCGAATAACCCATTTCCAAATTAAGAACCTTAGGATTAAGATCGTAACAAACCAAATAACAATACAAATCAAAATGGCTAGAAGCAAGCTTGCTCCAGTCAAATTGAATGTGACAGCATTGTGAATAAAGGTCCCGACCGGATCATAGATAGGGGGAGGATCCGGGGCCATTTGAATAACTGTGTTATATACATCGCTCATGCTGTATATGTACTATATCACAATAAATATGTCAAGAGGCGCAAAGTGCGCCTCCTAACTCTTTGATTTTACTTGTCTCTTAATTGCTCAAAGAAGGCCATATTGTCTCCTTCGCCTTCGCCTTCGTCTTCGTTGGTTTCTTCAACAACGACGGTTTCTTCGATAGGCTTTACGGTAGTCCTCGATCCACGTGTCTTACGTGATCCGGTAACTGCTACATTAACCTTATCTTCCCAAGGAGCATTCTCTTGAGGAGTCGCTTCAACTTCCTGGTCTTCGACGGTTGACTCGTCTTCTTCATCGTCTTCAGAACCAAGGACCTTGAGCAAACGCTTCTTAAGATCTGCGTAACTCTTGAAGCTATCCGGAGCAACGAATTGCTTCAGCGATGGAATAGACTTCCAAAATGCTTCGGCCTTTTCATCATTCGGATCATCCTCAAAGAGTGGACCACGTTCCAACCATACTGATTGGCCATAGTTTCGATAACCTTCGACTTGCTTGAACTTAAGCTTGAAGTTCGCACCTTCCCAAAGATCGAATGGGTTCCATTCCGTATCTCCAGATGTTGATGGGTTCATCGCTTCGTTCAAGAATTCAAAGATCTTGTCACCATACTTGAACGGAAATACCTTCCCGTTGTTTTCAGGTACCGCAGGATCATCAATCACTTGGATATAACTCACATAATGATGCTTACGCTTCAGGCCAGGATTACCGGGTGTTCCTGAAACACGATCCTTTGCAGCTTGGCTCTTTGCTTCCTTGTTTGGTCCCCAAACTTCGTTCGCATACTCAACTGCTGGATCTTTCTTATCGATAGAAGTCAAGCAACGATTGATATACCAACCGCCAGGACCTTTGAAGTTATGGCTGTAGTAATCAACGTATGGAAGCGGAACATCATCGGGATCATTTGGGTCTGCATCGACTAGCGGACCAGGAAGCCACCGGAAAATTGCATAACCTGACTTATTCTTGTCAGCTGTTGGTTGCCATGCTCCGGGGATATCATCCTCATAGTTCTTCTTGCCTTCGTATGAACTCTTAAGCTTTGTGGCAAGTTTACCGAGGTTGTCTTTACGACGTGCTTTTAATTCTTTGAAATTTATCATATGTATTTCCTTTTCTAGATGTTTTGATGTTTTAGATATAGTAGATATCCTCCTAGCATTTGCGCTAGGAGGGTTGCCAGCGGTCCACCAATCATTTTTCAATGATGGGTAGATAGTAACATGTACCTTCTTAAATGTCAAGCAGTTTATTTAGAAGACCATGCATTTGTTTATAAGCACTAAAAATTTTTATTAGTTGTCGTTCTTGATTTTCAACAGCAAATTGTGCATCCGTCGAAACTTCTTGAATGACTATATTACGTAACGAATTTTTGATTTCTTCTTTCAGACCATCAAACAAAGCTTCGTGTAATTGTGCATTTTCACTTGGTGTAAAATATATTTTAGCCATTAAACTTGTGCATCTCACGTTGAATAATAGGAATCAACTTCTGAATATCTGGATCTGCCTTCTGAACCAATGCGGCAATCTTCTGTAGATTTGGCAATGCATGATTAACGATTGGCAATGCTTGAGCAACATAAGGCTCCATCTTCTGAACTATTGGAAGTAGCTTCTGAAGATCAGGTTCAATGACTTTGAACTCACCAATGATTGCTGATAGTTCTGGAAATGTCTTTGAGATTTCGGCCTGTTCTGAATCGCTGATACCAGCAAAACGAAGACCCATTGCAACGAACCAAGAGAATGCCATTATATACTCCTTTATTCTGTCCAATCAGTATTGGCGTTTGCGTAACCTTGTGCTTTCCAGAATGTCAAAGCGTTCTTCAAATATGCAACAACTTCTTCGACTGTCTGGTTAGCTTCGATAGCTACAGCTACTTCATTTGCCAATTGCTCAGCCAAAGGAAGTTCGGCTCTAATCAATGGAAGGACAACTAATGCCCAAGCTGGTAATGCGACCACTCCTAAAGGCGATAAGGCCAAAAGGATTGAGATCGCAGTCTCAGCGGTTATCACTGCTACGTCTTCAGCGTTGATCGTAATCGTTACGCCTTCGACTGTTAAACTTTGTTGAATAGCCATTACTTTCCTACTGACTGTTTGGTAACAGTTGGGGTAAAGTATGTCTTCATGATAACTGTTGCTAAGTTACCAATGATGACAATTGCTCCGACCAAATATAGCTGTTGATCTGGAGTAATATTGATCTTCCCACCTGTCCCAATAACTAGAACTGCGGCCAAAGCTTGGATAGCTTGGGTCCAATTGATCTTCGAAAACCAACCATCATCAACGACGTTAACGACTGCTGTTGGTTGACTTACGTCTGTGCTTGCTGGTACGGCTACTGGTGCTGCCGCTTGAACTACGGTTTCTACCATGATAATCTCCTCGTTTATTATACGAGGTATTTATCAATTTTAACTTCCTGGATACCTCATCGAAAACCTCAGGTAAAACTCCAGGCATTGGGAATTGTGGCTCCCAATCAGTATAACAGTCCCCACTTAATGTAACAATTCGTACCCAAATCATTTCGTTGATGGTCTTTGAAACGTTGGTATCCCATGCTTTTCCATAGCTTCTTCAAGGGAATGTTGGACACCTTTGATTGCCATATATTCTTCTCGCATTTGCTTACATGCAGCGGCTCGAAAGTATAGTTCCTCTGCGAAATCTTTCAAGAATTCCTTATGATCAAATGGCTTCTCTTCGATCACAAATGGCTTGGGTTTATTTGGATAAGCTTGACGCCACATATAGATAAACAAAGAAACAAACCCTATCATAAAGATTAAACCGAAAAGATTTCCTGAATTAGGCATGAAATCGCATCCTTAGTTGGTTCAAAAACTCTAGATTTTCATAGTCTACAAACGGAGAAAATTTGTAGAGGGCATGAATAGCAGGCTGAGCGACAATGTCGTCCTTAAGCTCTTTGTTCCAATGAGCAAATAAATTGCCGCTCAGCTTGTTCAAAATGCAAAGTGTAATAGGTGAAATTCTGCCACCCAAGTAAGCACGTAATGCAAGAGGATGATTACCATCCCTAACCCTAAAATTAACAACAGTACTATCATCCAAGGAGTCCAAGTCTCGTCTAAAACTTTGGGTTGGATCTTCGAGGTATAATCCATGTTGCTTGTAATTCCTTTGTCCTTCTTCTGATAAAAGATCTCTGACCCAAATCTTTGGCTTTCGAACCATGTTGGCAATAGCCAATGCCTTTGGATCTTTATGTCGGGCAAACTTATTCATCTGCCACTTGTCTTTGATCAAGACAAAGTTCGGTGCTTTTTTCAGCTTGCCATTGAAATGAAAATAGTCGTAGTTGTCTGACGTAAAGTGCAGCTTCAAGGCTATGTAGAGATAATAAGCTTCAGCAGGTTTCATAAAGTACTTCTCGAATTAATTTTTCACGAAAGATATAATCATAAGCAGGCTGATCAACATAAGATCTAATAAGACCTTCGATAGCTGAAGGATTAACATCACTCAATCGTAAATAAGTAGCATATGCCATGACATGTGCTAAACATTCTTCGTAACGTGTCAAAGTGGATATTCCTCAGGGAAGCCATCATCTTCTAGAACTTTCTCTTCAAGATCTGAACCTTCCATATCAATGAATGAAAGTTTGATGGCATCATCGCCTGGATCAAGAAGACTAATGATATCCTTCACTAGAATGGGACTATTATCTTCAATAACAAGTGTCCCATCAAGATAAACACCCCAAAAATCAACAACTTGAATAACGGTTATATCCTTCATTTAACCACCGTTCGGCATGTCACACCGCCTTCTTCAAGAATGACCTTTGAGAACTTCATCATATCGGCCCACTTGCCTTCAAGATTATCTTTATGCCAATTGACAATCTCTTTGATACCAGCTTGCACGATAGCCTTTGAACATTCAGGACATGCTCCAGGCAACATGAGTGTTGGGACAACATAGATCGTTCCGCCACGTGCTGCATGACCAGCATTGATAATCGCATTCAATTCAGCATGAGCAACGAGAGGATACTTCCAGGTTCGATCATTCAACCGTTCTTCGGTATCTTTTACTCCACGAGGAAATCCATTATATCCCAAACCAACAACAGAGTTGTTGTTTACGATCACGGCTCCGACTTTTGTTGAAGGATCTTTAGAAGCTGTTGCGTAATACTCGGCTAGTCCTAGATAGAACCGATCCCATTTATCTGAATGTTCCAAACGATCAACATAAACACTTGCAATCATTAAATCCACCTTTCAATATGCATCATAAACTGTCCATTCAACCACAACATGAATCGATCACGATCCAATGTCAAAGCATGACTATAGATATCATGCCAGATATCTTCAATTTCATTTGTACGATAAACTGAATAACCTTTTGATTGAAGATGATCTATAGCATCTTGAGCAAGATCAAAATGTTGAAGACCTCGATCTTCATATTCATTGATGAGTTCATCATCAGTTAGATCGCCTGCTGCATCAACGAGGTCATGATAAACAACAAAACCGCGCTTCTCAAGTTCATCTGCCAATTGATCACTATTGAAATTGGCAAGATCAACAATACCATCATAAGATTCGTTCATGATTATTTTGCCTTCCAGTCCTTCTTAGTTGGCAATCCCTGTTGTGTTAGAGGTAAGTTCAAACGTTCAGCGTTGTGTTCAAGAAACATACTAACAAGACCAATCTCTTTTCCGTATGCTTCAACTTCCCATGGCCATAACCAGTATGGCTTCTTTCGGGTATCGTATTCTTTCTTTTCCCATCTTTTTATATCGTAGTGTTTTCGAGTGTAGTCTAGACGACCTCTGGCATATTGTTCGACATGGACCATTTCGTGAGCCAGAAGTTCAAGTAGTTTTTGTTCGGTCCTGATATCGTTTGATATTTCAAATATGAATTGTTTTGGGAGTCGGCTCTCAGTCCAATGATGTTCGTAGTCCATGATTGCCCAATCAGTTTTATCGGCCCCATATTTACGTCCAAATTCTGACTGTCTTAGATCTTTAACAAATTTGATTTCAACTGAAAGTGTTTTAGTAAGACGCTTTGTCATTAAGATGCTTGCGAAGAATTCTAAAGCTTCTTTAGCGATTTTCTTGGATACATGCTTAGGGCGTCCGGTAATCGTCACTTTCATAGGGTTCCCCGATGGCTGCTCCTATATTTATCGGGATGGGAATATTCTGACTCCGTCTTCTTTCCGCCAAATCTCAGTAATGGATTTATTTATTTTTTGTCCACGGACATCACATTCTCGTGAACACCGCGTTACCGTAGAACTAACATCCTCATTCGAGGCGCAATCCCTTTCAAACATGAAGTGTTTACCAATAAAGGCGAATTTCACGTTAGTTATCAACCCAGATAGCTATCAAGATAACAATCAAGACGATAACAAGCCATATTAGGAACGAGATCCAGATAGGACTTAATATCCAAAACCAGGACCAGGAAATTATTCCTATCAGCTTCAAAGCTATGAATAGGATAGTTAATAGTCCCACAAACCCAATTCCACCGCCTGAGGCAGTAGTTGATGTATTACTCATTGATCTCTTATATCCCCTTCTAAAATCGTCCCGATAACTCATTACTCGAATTCAACAGCCATATCTTCAAGAAGATCAACAACTTCTTCAACAGTACGACCTTTAACATCGTTCCAATACGCTGGAAATGTCATATTAAGCTTTAATTGAAGACGTGATAAAATATTATTCAAACGATCAACAGCATTTTCATCTTCATAACTTCCTGAAGCAGTACGAACTGCATTCATCAAGCAACGTTCTCCAGTGCTCTTTCTTGAAGTACCTTGACACCAACCATCCCGTCGAAGGAGGTCTGCGGCTTGCCGACAATCTCTACGCCATTGATCTTCATTTGGTGCAAACATTTACCTTACTCCGTAATGAACCATCATAAAGATAGCTCCAAAAAACACTGCGATTAAGATCACTGTTAGAGTTGTCCCAACTCGGATCCGATAATTCTCTTCTTCATATTGTTGATATATATCAACCATTGGCTTGCTTCATGGATCCGGGTTTCTTGAATGCAGCTTGATTTTGTACTGATCGTTGAGTAGATTCCCAAGCAGTACGTCGGTTTTCAAGACGCCTTAGATGTCTCCCAAGCTTGCCACCTTTGCCTTTGTATGGCTTGCTGGTATTCTCTAAGGGAGCTACACGTCTACCGTTGACGACGCCAGGATGCATTCCCTCTGCATTAAATCCAACGACTGTCTCTTCGATCTTCGTTGTCTCAACAAAGCTATCCAGCTTTGCTAGGACTTCATCAACCTTTTCATCTTCACTCATTGAACCACAATTCCATGATTTTCTTTAAGCTGATCTTCGAGATCTACTTGAATATCTTTCAGAACTGAAAGACCTCGAATTTTGTCGATGACAATACATGTTCCATCAGTTCCGTCTGGATTATCAACAAAGAGAGATACAGTATACTTCTCATTATTGATATTGTCAAGAGCTATTTGGATGTTATCCAGTTCACCAACAATAAAAGAAACTACACTATAGTCACGTTGCTTCTTATTCTTTGTATTCACTTTAGCCATGATTTTACTCCGTTACAGCTAACCACATTAAAAACCCGATCCATAAGATCATTCCAACAAATACCATTGCCCATCCTTGTTGTAAGTTCTGAGGAATGATAGTCAATAGCCATGTATACAATGGCATATAGAGAATGAAACCAATGAAGGCTGTTCGACCACGATGCTTACGTATCCAGTTCAACATTACAAAGGTGCTCGAATTGTTTTCTTCAATAGTCTCAGTTGTTCAGCTTCAGTTTGAATTTTATTCTTGAGTAGTTGATTCTTCTTGATAAAGATCGCAATGTTCTCGATTTCGATTTCCCGTTTCTCAGCCCAATTGGTGATTGCGTCTAGGTAACTTATATTTGATGTTGCAACGCTTTCCTCAATCAATTGATAGAAGTCATTTTCGTTTCCAGGAATTGAAACCAAGTTATTTGCTGCCATTGTTACTCCAAAAAGGTTTACGTGTCGTTGGCTAAGATGTAGCTGGCCAAGCACTTTAAAGTGTCATTTCACATCATCTCTAATCGACACGTAACTCGAATAAGTTGGAGGTTTCTGTTGCCAGCTACCTCCGAAGCCCGCTTAGGCAGCAAGTGCCAAAGCATAGTTGTCATTATCGTTGACATTTATTAACGGCTGCGCTCACAGCGGCGAGATCATCTCTTGTCTACTCTTAGCAGCAATCGATCCGTTCGCCCCCATCAAGAACACACCAGTACCGGACATTTCTCTCAGTTTATAGTCTTTCACCGACTGATACGGTATACCCACTCAAAGGTACTTTCTGCGGTTGTGTTCTTGGTGGAGGCGGTGGGAATGAGCCCACGTCTTGATGCCTACCCTCGACCGTCATCAACAATCAGTATATTTATACTAGCACGCCTCCTTAGCTTTGTCAAGCGACTAGATCGCCTTTTTCCTTCATTTCGATAAGGTCTTGAACAAGTGCCTTTTTCTGTTCATCGAATATAGTCATTCTTTGCATAGACATACCTTCTAATACCGAAAGCCGTGCCATTTGAGCCGAAAGAATCTGACTACATTCTTCATAAAGATTCATATTCTTAACCTTATCAACTTTTGCTTCAAGAAAGATCTTATCGGTCATATCATCAAACATCAGAATTCCCACTTGCTTTCCTTTCAATTCGATCTACGATTGTATCGATATCTTCTTCAGGTTCGGATTTGGGTATCTCATACTGAGCATAACGTTGATGCTGCCATGCGTTCCAGACAAGACCAATGATCCAGGTGATTGTCTGGAAAACAACTCCGACCAATAGAGCTATACCAAATATTGCAAGAGTTTGATGCGGAACATTATGCCATGTGATATAAGCTAATATAAGAAAAGCTGTTATTGGATATGTAACCCACATACCCTTATGCATATCCATCAAAAAGTAACGATCAAAATATTTCTTCATCCGATTGCTACCATATGTCCTGCAATGAAATCCCACATCTGTTGCCGATCAAAATCCGACCACTGAAAAGTCAAGTCATCCCATTTCTTCATCATGTCATAATAACGAAGTTTTCTTTCAGCTTCTTCTTCTTCAAGACGCTTTAGTGCAGCCAAATGTTCTTCACGCATGAGACGATCTTCTTCACGCATCTTATAAGTTGCACGATTGAACTTCTTCTCAAGTTCTTCACGTCGGTTCAGACATTTATGCGGTGGTCCATCTAACCAATATTGTTCACCACAAATTTCACATATCATGGCATTCATATAATCAACCATCACAGCACCCTCAAGAGAATTGTTTCACCACTGGTACGATTGGTTTTCAATGGTTGGTCTGCAAGTGACCGAAGCGCGACCTTACCTCCCGAGAGCACAGTCTTAAGAACGTCTCCAGTCTTTCGACCAATTCGCTTTGAGAATGACTTGGTTTCGTCATAGCCTGTGATTGAAGTTCCTTTAATTCCAAGCCCACTGCCTCTAAGAACTGAGAGAGTGAGGTATTTGGTGTTGAACATCCACAACTCATGAGCACCTAGCACCTTCCTGGGATCAATCGACGTAAGCTTATATTCTTCGTCAGTCTTCTTATACTGGAACTTTGACAAGACTTTATCAATGTTCACCGCACGCTTCTTGCGTGGCTTGGTTGCTTTGATATCACCAACAAAGCGACCAAAGTATTCCAAGGCTTTCACATGCTGATCATGCATCTGAAGCAATTCGTCACGATCATATGCACTATAAGCTTCGACGATCTGATCATCATCGCCTTTGATCGCAAGCTTCAATTCATCAGCAGCAGGACTAAGCCGTTCAATGGCTTTCCGGACAATGGGAAGCGACGGAAACGAGGTTCGCATCCACTTGTCAATCTCTTCCGCAGTTCGACCGTCATCCAGCATACCGTTCACTTCTCCAACGAAGTCTGAAGCCTTCTCTCTTATTCGTTGTTGGATGTTGGGAACGAAATCTTTAGGATCTTCAACGACGCTATCATCGATATGAGAGAATGCTTTGGTTAATCCATTCTCAATTGATTGTACATTATGTTCAGATAGTTCGAAGCCTCTTGCCTCAAGTCTTACAAGCCATCCAGCGGTTCGTGGAGTCCATTCCAACGGAACTTTTCGGAGTCGTTCTTGATCATCATGCCTTCCTAATGCATTAAGATGACTATCAAGATAAGAAATCGCATCCTTATCTTCCTTCATTGCATTATACCAGTTTAACAAATCACCAAGGTGCTTGTCAATAGTTGGTTCATGCTCGCCATAGAAGGCGTTGTTAATGACCGTGTTCTCTGCCGTTGAAACTACGTTCGATCCTCTAGGCATGTTGTTCTCCGTTGATCATGCCTCTTTGTATCAAGCTTGATCAGGAATGTCAACAAGTCTTTTTGCAGCTTCAAGCATCATATCCCAAGCACCGTTTTTCGTGGCATTAAGACCAGAAGATCGACGACTTGAGACATGCAATGCCATTCGTTCAGCTAGTTCCTTATTGGTTAATTTGGGAACTTCGTCTCCTTCGACACCAGCCCACCAATCAATCGGATAAGCCATAAATCTCTGCCATTTTCTTTGTATGATCAATCAGTTCCAGGGTAGCCTTTTGTAAGGCTTTTATATTCTTATCAGTTGGTTCAATTTCAACTTTCTCAGTTAATCGTTGTACTTTAAACATTAGTTCGTCTCCTATCTCTAGGTTCCGTTCATGTTCATGTTCACCAAATCCTAAAATTGGATGAATATCAATGATCATTCTTTGAGCTTCCGTTTAAAATAATCAATTGTCTTTTTTAATCCATGATCGATATCCCACTCAGGTTTCCAAGCAAGACCATCACTAGCTTCGTCAATATTAGGTTGACGTTGACGAGGATCATTCAATGGCAACGGCTGAAAATCAAAATCAGCTGCATATGGATCTCGCATATGACCATTGATCATCGTCAAAATCTTAGTACCTAATTGCATGACTGTTAATTCTTGAGGATTACCAAGATTGACCAGCGTAGGTCCCTCGATTTCCATCAAGCTAACAAGACCAAAGATCATATCCTCTACATAACAGAATGATCGACTTTGGGTTCCGTCACCATAGATCGTAAGCGGTTTGGCTTGTAATGCTTGTACAATAAAATTACTGACAACACGACCATCGTTGGAATGCATACGAGGACCATAGGTGTTGAATATTCGAGCAACACGAATGTCAACACCATATTGGCGATGATAATCAAAGAAAAGAGTTTCAGCACAGCGTTTTCCTTCGTCATAACATGCTCTCGGTCCTGTTGGATTTACGTTTCCCCAATAGTCTTCTGGTTGAGGGTGTACTGTAGGGTCACCATAGACTTCGCTTGTTGATGCTTGGAGTATTCGTGCTCCTGTACGTTTCGCAAGACCAAGCATATTGATGGCACCATGTACGCTGGTTTTAGTAGTCTGTACAGGATCATGTTGATAATGTACAGGTGAAGCCGGGCATGCCAAATTGTAAATTTGGTCCACTTCGAGGTAAAGAGGGAACGTAATGTCATGTCGGATTACCTCGAAGTTTTTACAGTTACGTAAGTGAAGAATGTTTTCGTGCGTGCCAGTGTAGAAATTGTCAACGCAGATAACGTAATCACCCCCATACACAAGTAGATCACAAAGATGTGATCCGATAAAGCCTGCGCCACCAGTAACAAGTATTCGCCGTTGAGTATCATAGTTTCTAGGCTTTAAGAGTTTCAATTGGCTTCCAGCCAATGATACATCCTGTTGCATTGTCTATCTCCAATGAAACCCATTCTTCATCACCGGGTTCATTATCTGTGAAAGGAGCAGGAGGATATCCAAAATGTTCTACAACGATTAGATCATCCTCAGTAAGAAGTGTTACCAAACAAACATCTTTACATTTAGCACTAAGGAACACCTTACGAATGTATGGTAGTCGATCCATGAACACCCTCCATATGTTGAAGCGGTAAAGAACGACGTAGAGCATGACCACAACAAACCTTATCAGGTTCCGAATGACATGCCCATGCCGTTTCGTTTGTTTTACAGAGGGTGTTTACCTCATAGACTGATGGTAAACACCCCCAATTATATGCGTTCTCAGTGTGAATGTTGCCGTAATTAAATGGACAACCGTCACAGTACCCTTTACGAACGACCATTAGTCCTTGTCGTCCTCGTCCTGATCCTTAGGTTTAGTGCGTTCCTTATGAAGTTCAACAGCAAAGATATGCTCAAAATCAGTCACAGTGTTGACAACAGCTTGTGGTGTTAGAACAACACTCGAAACAATAATGAACACCTTATTTGGAGCAAGACAAACAAATCCAACTGCTATCTGATCATCATGTGCCCAAATCTCATTGTTACCTGGATTAGGCGAGACTTCCACTGAAACATGTTGTTTAATGTTGTCAAAGATACCTTTGGAAACATTAAAACATTCATTCTCAACAAAGTCTTTCTTGAATTCCAAGATGGCATACGAGACAGCCGGAATTGGAGCCTTAGGAGTCGGTGCCTTTGACTTTGCGAAAGCCATACCGGTTCCCATAGTCAAAAGACAGGCAACGATAGTAATTGCAGACAGAAACTTCTTCATGATATACTCCTTTATCATCCATTACCACAGTTAAGCGAAGATCGCAATGACCATCCATTGAGACCATTGACTGCAACATGTACCCAAGTGTAACCAGCCCAATCGACATAAGAAGGCTCATTACCAAAGGCCATGACCGGGACACCATTCGGAAGTACCGTCAAAGGCACTCCATTAGGTTGAGCACGGACATTTACGTATCCATCCCACGAGGATGTGACACAATTACCAACAGGTTGAACCACAACCGGAGGAGGCTGCACAACCACTGGAGGCGGTTGAACTACGACCGGAGGCGGTTGATAAACCTGCGGGGGCGGTGGCGGATAGTAATCCGGATTTGGAACATAAAGAGGTCCAATTCGGATTCCATCAGGACCGAAATAGATTTGGGCTGAAGCAGGCGTTGCAAGAGCAAACGCCGCTAGAGCTACAGTAGCAAATAAAATCTTTCTCATTTTGTTTCCTTACAAATAAATTGCACATCTGGAATGTCACCATATCTTGCGATAAATTTTACTTTATAATCGCATGGTGGCTTCGAAGGCATTGTTAAGTACCATCCTGTTAAGTAGGTTCCCCCAATTAACACAACGATTGTAAGTAAGAACTTACTCATCGGCATGCCATGAAAGGAACACCAGCAGTGTCAGACCACAAACCGGTTGGAACAAGCTGACATGAGAAAGTTACATTCAACCAGCGACCGTTTCGACCGACAATGTGTACGGGTGTGCCATTTGGCACTGCAAACTGAACATTGTTGTTATTGTCTCGAACATTGAGACCATCAACATCAATGGTAATTACGCAGTCACCATAGTTATTACAATGGACCCAATTATAGATCCACCAAGTTTCCACGATTGGCTGTGGAACGGGAACAGGTACAGGAACCTGAACTACCGGTGGTTGAACCACGACCGGAGGTTGAGGGGGTGGCGGGCTTGATGCACTACAGTTTCCTTGGTTATCACAAACCACTGTAGCCATACCAGGAACCGACACAGCCAACAGAGCCGCAACAGCGACCGTGGCCAGAAGTAACTTACGCATTTGCTCTCCTTTGTTAATCATTCGCTATATGTATCACAGCTGATCAAGCATGTCAATCAATAAAATCATGCCACTTTATTCCTTTTCGAGCTTTGCCATTCTCGAATAACGTTTTTGTGGGAACGAAAGGTATTGGTGTACCTAGATTGAAATAAGCATCTAAAGCTTCAATTCCATCCTGAACTTGATAAGGTTGTAGTGCTTTCCATCCTGGGGATCTCAAAGAACCAATAGTATAACGCATTCTAAATCTTTTATCTGATTTATGTTGTTTTAAAGGTAAATTTTCGAAAAGTTCTTGTCTTGTTAACTTAAAAATATAACATTTAGATTTATCCCACAGAAATAGTAAATATTCGTCTGGATGATGATCTAGATCAATATGAAGTTCCCCTCTATAATTCAAATGACTACTAAATTTTATTTCGAAATTAAGACCATTATAATGAACATCACCATGTTCAGAAGGTGCTTTAGTGAGTTTATATCTCTGTTTAACCCATTCCTCCATCTTAGTTCCATAATCTTGGGAACCCCATTCATCATATGCAAAGATACATGCGTTATGTGGATCGCATAACGAAAATAGATGTTGTATTCTTAGATTAGGCAATTTCACCTTTGTTCTTTTTGACAATGTACGGCTCCAGATTTTCTAAAAGTAATGCTTCACAATCCTCAAACCAATAATCAATTGGCAATAATGACTTATGACTCAATCGACCCTCGACCATTTGCCAGGAATCCATTGCCTTCTTCATGGAATAGTTCCGTATATTAGGTTGTGGTACGCGCCAACTCATAGACTTTTTAACTCCCTCTGATAGAGTTTCAAAGTTTCAAACCCAAGATCTGTTGCAACAAAGCCTTTGTCTCTTGCTTCAACAAGACCTTTAGCTGCAAGAAGCTTCATTGTGTTCGGGAAACCTTGATCAATCTGACCAAGGCGAGATGAAGTTGCGCAGTAATTCAACCGCAACAACTCCATCCCACTTAGATATATACGTTCACTAGCATCCAACATTTTCATCACTTCCTAAGTTAACTGCATGGTTCTGAAGGTTATCGAATTCGGCTTTCGATAACGTACTTGTTCGATTCAACATTCCTCTTCGTTCAGTCAAACCTTGAATACGCAGAGCAGCTTGTTCAACAACCATCGTTGCTTCAGTCCAAAGCGAAGGAACAGCACGTGCCTCAAGAAGAGGAAGTAAAGAACGCTTCTCTTTGATATAACGAGGACCAAAGTTTGGATCGTTATCAACGATGCTATCAGTGTTGTCAATGGTATCGGCACACTTGATGGTCTGAGCCGCGCTACTTGCATTTGCAAGACGCGCATTATCAAGTTCTTTACGTTGCTTGCGATTACCAGAACTCAGAGGTTCGTCAGTAAGTTCTCCAACAAATGTCCAAACCCGCCATCCAAATCGATCTGCGATCTGATTAGGAGTAACCGAAGTATCCTCGACCGTGTCATGCAGCAGAGCCGCAATGATCACATCTTCATCAGACCGATACTGAATGGTATCAGCAACCATCTGTGCGACACGGATTGGGTGTGCGACATAAGGCTCATTCGTGTACTTGCGCTTTTGGAAACCATGCGCCTGTACAGCGAACTCAAAAGCCTCAAGAATTCTTGGAGTAAACATCTAGGAATAATTCCTTCAGTTCTTTCTGCATTGGTTTCAGATGCTTCGAATAAGCATC